GTCTGTCTACGGTGAAGTCTGTGTTTTCAACCTTATCAACCCATTCGCCTTGTGCGTTCATTATCTGTGCCGCTACTGCGGTATCATCAAGTCCACCGAAGGACAATGAATACTTAACAGTTCCCGAAGTTCCTAAGAACGCTTCTGTGAATCCGGGCTGTAAAAGGTTTAATGACTCATAAGGTGTGCCACCACCGGAAGGATCTCTTGAAATGGTGATAGTCGGAATATACGCCTTATTAGAAACAGGCTCTACACGATGGACTGTTGTAGTTACATTATTCTCGGTAACTTCTTCTTGGTAATAAACAAGCATCTGTTTACCGTCAATGATGTATAACTTGTCGTTAAACTGCCATGACTTTGATAATGCATCGTTGCAGTCTGAGTAAACAACATCGTCACCATGATAAAGCTTTGTTCCTGCATGGATAAGATATTCTGAATCACCCCTTAATGAGTGGCAACCGTTAATCTTATAACCTGTGAATACTTCATCGTTTGTTTCGCCAAATCTCTTTACTGTGTGCCATCCCATTGACTTTCTTACTTTTCCCGGAACGTCACGAACCATGTTCTGTCCGTTCGGTGTTCGTCTATCGTCAATGTTTGCGGGAGAGTTTGTGAAGTCAACTCCGAGAAATTCGCTAATCACTTTGATTGACTTCGCAGGTGATTTGGGTACTTTGAATGAAACAGCCATTATAACCACCCACTTTCAACGATAAATCGCTCTGCTGAAGGTGCTACGTTGCTATCTCTCAATGCTTCAAATGCAACCTCAAATTCATTTCTGTAAGTGGTTGCAATTCCGTTATCATCGTCTTTATAAAGCTGTGATGCCATATAAAGCGGTAACAAGGTAGCGACTTCGGGATCTAAAACCATTTCTGTTGAATCGGGTGTAACCGAAGTGATTTCCTGTGGGTAAGCCTTGTAATAGATTCTAAAGTTACCCGGAGTATCACGGTCGAGCAAAAGTACCTTATCTCCTTCCTGAAAGAAGTCGGAAGTATTCTCATAACGTGTGGTTGATAAATCGCCTTCGTAAGCAATTGGCGAATCGTCAAGCATGTAAAAATCAGGGGCCAACTCTTTAAGGTCGTATCTGACCTTTTCTGCGTAGGACTGTACTTCTTCGTCCGACTCAAAGTTAGCCGTATACATAGCAATGTTCTTTAAAGCAATCGGGAAGTCGGACTCAATCTTTAAGACAACGTGCTTGTCTTCGGGATTGTCAACCAACTTTCTTACTTCTGAATATCCTTGTTTGCTTGACAACGCAAATGTGACGGGCTCTTCTGCTCCGTCAACTGTGATTGTCGCTGTGCCTACACCGAAGTATTCAAAGTAAAGACTTCTGATACCGTCTGCTTCAAATGTCAATTCGCCACGCTCCATAGACGCTATATGCTTACCCGTATTACCTAAACGGTTTGTCACGGGATTATGTGCTATGTCGATAAACTTTTTTATGAACTTTCCAGCCGTGGAAAGCCTTTGTAGTCCCTCATTGGCAGCTTGTGGCATACTTGCTATGTAGTCCTTTGTGGACGTATCATTTGGAATCGTAGAACCGTCTGCTGCAAACAACTTTTGGAGTGTTGCTAATTTAATGTCGTACCATGTACTCATTTTTCAACCTCTACTTTTTCTTCGTGGTGGTTTTCTTCTTAGGGGTAGATTTCTTTACGGGTGCTTTGGGAGTTTCTTTCTTTACTTCCGCAACAACCTCTTCTTTCTTTTCTTCTACAACGGAAGCAACTTCTTTTTCTTCTTCATCGCTTATCAATGTAAGAATAGGTCTATCGGCTGAATCAAAACCGACGCACTTTGAAGTCAACTTGTGTCCGTGTATGTGTTCAATAAATAACTCGTCTAATTTCATTTCGCTTCTCCTAATAAAAACCCCACCCCTCCGAAGAGGGGCGAGGTAATGAGGGGGGGTATCCTATGAAAGTGAAGAACCGGAAGCTGCGCCACCCATGATAATGTGCTGCCAAGCGTTGAAACCGCAACCTGCTCTGTAACGACCTGAGAAGTTGAGGTCTGCTGAGTTGTGATCTACCCAATCATCAACTTCGAGTGCAACTCTGTCGTAGAACATGTTACCACGAAGTTCCTTGTTGGCTTCTGATGACATGATGATGTAAGGCTTCTTTGATAAGCCAGGAGTCTTCCAAAGAGGGTTAACAACAAGCTTAATCTTGCCTTCGAGAACGTTGATATCGTTGTAGTTTGAACCAACGGCCTGCTTTGAACCGATAATCTTCTGAATGAGCTTTTCAAGTGCAGGTGCATCTGAAGGAATCATGATTGTATCGAAATCATATCCCATAGGCTGTTCTGAAGAGTTAACGAAGTTTCTACCAACGTTCATTAACTTGTAAAGAACTGTATCATCTGAACCAAAGTCATTTGTGAAGATGTTTGACTGTGTGCCTGAGCCCTTGATTGAAGGGTGGTTTGTAGCAAACAAAGCGCCCTTATCGTTACATGAAGCATCAAGTGTCTTTCCGCCCCACTTAACTGTTGTAGCTGTTGCGCCTGTTAAAAGTGCGGTAGCTTCTGCTAAACGGGATCTCTTGTATGCTCTCATGAAGCCTTCAGCCTTAACCTTCATGTCTTCAACCTTCTTGTCTTCTAACATTACCTTAGTAATGGTGAAGCCTTTAAGCATCTGCTCATGAACGATAAGCTTGTCGAAGCCTTCCTGAATTTCATCCTGAACGGCCTTGCCACCTTCAGGAACGATTTCAAAGTCACTAAATTCGGTAACGCTACCAAGCTTTTCACCGAACTGGTCTGACTTCTTAACGTTGAACATAGCATTAAGTGTGTCATCGTACTTGTTCTTCTCTGTGTCAAAGTCAAGCAACCATGAACGAATCGCAAGGTCTGTGTCTTTCCATAATCCGTTGTTTACGCCGGAGTTTTCAGAAAATTTAATAGCCATAATATTGTCTCCTTATTTCTTAGAATCTTACAGTGATGTTATCACCGTCAACGTCAACTACTTCTGCGACACCACTTGTTGTTGTGTCTGTGATCTGTAATCCGTCTGTATGGATTGTATACTTAGCACCAACTGTGTATGTAGCTGCTGTGGTAGCAGTTGTAACGTATTCCTGTGTGCTTTCAACCTGCATAACTGAAAGTGTATCGCCTGCCTTAGCAGTCTTCTTTTCAGCAGAAATGTAAACGGGCTTTGTTGTGCCAGTACACTTTGTAACTTTTCCGCTTGAGATTTTCAAAGCTTCGCCAACAACGAAAGCTTCATCTGCTGTTGCCGGAACCTGAAGTGTTGTAGGAACACTAATACCGGTATTGTTAGCTCTTTTGAATTTAAACATAATCGTTTCTCCTTAATGTTTTAATACTGCGTTAAACTTCTTGGTTAATTCAGCCATTGATAAGTCGGGGTAGAATCTCTTCCACATTGGAAGTGCATCCACGGGGATTTCTACCATGCCGTTGTCGGCTGACACACCATTGGCCGGTTGTAAGTGCTGTTTTCCACGGACCTGATTTAAAGCTTCCTGTTTGATTGCAGCTTCTCTCTGCTTTGATGCAGAACCGTAATCAAATACCTTGTACGCATTGACAAGGTTGTTTGCTTCTCCTCTAGTTACCATTTCAACAACTTCTTTGGGAACGTCCTCGAAAGACTTAATGTTAGGATTCAGTTTGCCAATTTCAGCAACCTCACGATTGATGGCTTCAACAACCTGTCTCTGTCTTTCTGTTTCGATGTAGGCGTTTGCTGCTTTAACCGCAGGGGTGTTTTCCACTAAGCGATTAATAATGTCAACATTTACGCCTGCTTCTTCGAGTTCCCTTTTTGCGTTCACACGCTCCTGCGCATCTAAAGCATCAAAGTAGTCTTTTTCTGAGCGAATAGGCGCTCCGGTTTCAGGGTTAGTGTAGTTACCAAACCTACGCACAAATTCGGCATCTCTCTTTTCCTGAATACCTTTAAATTCTGCTTCTGCTTTTCTTCTCGCATTTGCGTAGATAGCATTTAAGTCGGGGCTCTGTTTGGATTCCTCCTGAACCTCGGCTTCTTCCTCAGCTTCCGACTGTTCAGCGACTACCTCTGTTTCAGTTGTTCCTGATTCTTCGGTAACAGTCATTTCTGCGCTTGTGGCTTCGGGTGCTTCTGCTTCTCCCTCGCCAAAAAGTTGAAGGTCGTACTTTAACATATTTAATTCTCCTTTTCCATTTTTACGCTTTTGGTGCGAAATAATTTATTTCCAAGTGGGTTATTCCACTTCGGATTCTGTTTCTTCATCGTTGACGATTGAAGTGGGTATCTCAACGTCTTCACGCTTGATAACCTTGTTGTATTTACTGCACTGTGGATTCATACACTTGTACTCCATACGGCTAAATACTTTAGGTAGTCCGTCAACCATCTTTACTACTGTCGTATTCTTTGTGATACGAGCTTCGATGTTACATACTGGGCATTTCATTTGGTATACCTCCCTGCATCATCTGCATCTGCGCCATCTGCTCTTGCTGTGCTCTTTCACGGGCAAGTTTTTCATCAACCTGACGCAAGATTTCGCCTGCGTTCGGGTAACAGTTTCTTGCCTGCTCTGTCCAATACAAGTGCATTGTTTCTGTCTGTCCAATAGGACCGAAAGCGCCTGACTGTAATTTGATATCGTTCTGATTCCACATCGCCGCACGGTCTGTCTGTAAGGTCGATGTTTCGTCGATATCAAAGTAAAATTCGTCATTCCAATAGTAAGCGCCTGCTGCATCCTGTTTAATGAAGTCTGCTTTGTCAAAGTGTGCAAATTCCTGTTTGCCACCTTCACCGAGAATGTTAATCGGTATAGGCTGATCCGCATAAGCCAAAGCAAACTTAAACATCTTCTTGTAAAGGTCTGCGAAAGCTCTGTTCTTCATGACACGCTTTGATTCCAAACGTCCTGCGGCCTGATTGATTGAATACTGTTTAGCTGTACCTGAAGTTGCTGACGCATCGTATTTACCCTGATAAGCATCTGTGATACCTAAAGCTGACTTTGCATGGGTGTAACTTGACTCCATGAAGATTCTGTCCTGTGTCGTGTCTGCCTGAAGGGTAATAACGTCGATAAGAGCCTTTTCAGCCGGAGTCTCAATACGAATGATTTTCATTTCTTCGTCTGTTGTCTCAACGCCTTTTCCTTCGGGAAGGGTAACGTAAGAACCGGCCTTCAAAAGTTTTTCATCAATCTTGGTGTTAAGCTTCTTAACTTCTTCTATCTGGTCCGCAATTACTTCAATATCAGAGCTACCGAGTAATGACTTTTTCTTTGAAATGTTTTTACGAATGACAATAGGGTATTCAGAAGGCTTGTAGTAAGGAAGCATGATTATATGTCCTTCTTCCTTCACAAAAGGCTCTCCACCCATCGTTTCGCCTACCTGCACTTCTGCGAAAATAGATATTTTATCCATTTCGTCTTTGACACGTTTGCTGTGCTTCTTACCGCAAACAGGACACACACCGTCCTTCATACGCACGGGATTGTTGTCTTCATCAACACATTTTGTACATGCATCAACGTATCTTGCTTCGTAGTCCTCAAGATATTCAAGTTCTATGTCACCGCACCATCTGTATAAGCCAATACCGCCTTCAGAATTCTTAAAATAGGCTGTAACGACTGTTACGATATCTGCGCTTTCTACATCGTCACGGATCTCTTTGTCTGTCTCTTCTTCCTTAGAAACGTCCTTCTTCCAACGTCTTTTAACGTAGGCTTTTGTCTGTGCCGTTCTTGTGAAGTAGTAATCCATGCTCTCAATCTTATCGACTCCGGGCTGAGGGATTAACTGTTCGGGCTCCACTGTGGAAACAGATATGTCACCGTCTGTGCAGTGTGTGCCTTTATTTGAGTCCCATTCAACCTGCATGAATGAAGCACCCTGAATAGGTGTTGTACGTTCTTGTAAGTCGTTTAAGCCCTTTAAATCGAGTCTTGTGATTGCTTGTATCAAAAATTGCTCTATTCTTCTTGCAAGTTCCACATCTTCTTCGTGAACGGGTGTAACTTTAGGCATCGGAATTGAGCTTGAAACCTGCGATTCAATTAATTCATAGCCGATGTTCCAAACGCTTGTTGCTTTCTTACGAGCTTCTACGCCATCTTTGCGAATCGCCTTATCGCCTTCGTAATAAGAGTTCCAAAGCTTCATTTCGTCAAGCTTATCTTCGTATTTCTGCTTGGCGTTTTCGTATTTGGCTTTCCATTCTTTAAGACGTTTGTTTTCTTCGGGGTTAACTACGCTATTTTTCATCTTTTCCCACCATTTCATAATTGAGGTTCTCCATACATTCTTCGCATTAACTCTCTAAGTTCCTTGTTTGCACGTTTCCAGTCTTCTATCAAGTCGGGAGACCACTTTTTCTTTGCTACTTGCTTCTTTTGTGCCGGTGTTACCCACCAAACGGCAAAATAACGCATGCTATCTACGTCATGTGTCAATTCATGTGGCGTTTTGGCGTAGACAGAAGGTTTAACCTTGTCTTTTTGGATTTTCTGAAGGCATTTAAGAGCGTTCGGACATGCATCTTTCAAGAATTTGTGTTTGCATGTTCCTGTCTTTTCGTCTACCTTAAGAAGCTCTTTAAGCAACGTACAACCGTTAAATAGGTCGTTTGAAACCTTAATAAGCGATATTCCGTAGTCTGCAAAGATATCCGCAACCGATTTACCTGTTTCCTGCCTTCTATTCCACAAGTCGGGAGGGGCTAACCATGCTGCAATGTGTTCATCGGCCGACATTTGAAGTGCCAACTGCGCCGCTTGACCGATTGTTAAGTTTGGTTCGTCACATTCTCTATATGTAAGTGAATTGTTGTCTGAATCCACCATAGTCCAATGTGCCGAAAACATATCTAAACCGTAGTCAAGATGGCAGTACCTTTTTACATTTCCTTCAAATAACTTGTCTGTAACGTGTGTCGCAGATGTTACTTCGGGGAAATATGCACCACCCGGAACGGTTAATGCTTCTTCAATTGTGGCCGGATATTCGGCTGTAATCGCATCGCCTAAAGCTAAACGAGTGCGCTGATACCATTCTTCATCCCTTCGTGGATCTGCATACCACGGAATGAATACTTTATTGAATCCGTTATCAGGGTTAGTAAAAATTTCCTCAAATAACGAACCACGTTTGATTGTTGATAATCCGATAAATCTACCACCCGTAGGTGAATTTATTGTAGGGAACGCACCTTCCCAAATCTCTTCTGCAAATTGCTGGAACGCCCATTCATCAAGCACCACTAAGTTTGCTGTGAATGAACGGCCTGCGCCTGGCGAAGACGCTAAGGCTCTTAATGACGATACAAGCTGACTGTTAGGCCATGTTATTTCAATCGATAGTGCCGTGGCATTGAATATCGGACCTTCCCAACCAACGGGTTCTCTTCCACGTTCAGCAAATAACTGATTTGCCCAACGTAAGATAACCGCACAACGCCTGACGATTTCCTTTGCTTCTTCTTCTGTCTTTGATAAAGCTAACGCTGTATGTCCCGGATGTGTCCCGATTTCCCACGCAAGGATATGTTCAGCCAACCACGAGATTCCTAACTGACGGGCTTTTAGTATCGCATTCAATCTATGTGACATAATGCTTCTTAAACATTGACGCTGCATCGGCCACATCTTGAACGGTTGCATCATTTCTTCTTGGTTGTTTTTGTCCTCAATATGTCCGTATGTGTCAATGAAGTATTCAATGTCTTCAGCACATGCCTTTATTTCAATTTCTCTTAATTCTCCAAATGAAAGTGTCATGGTGTTTTAAATGCATAGAAGTGACAGTTTTCACATTCAGGGTGATTAGCAACCTTAATGGGTTCCAAATCAAAGTCAAACTGCATCCTATGCCAAAATCCTTTTGCGGGTTCGTTTTTATCCAAAATAAAAAGACCATATCTGCCAGGAGAAGCTTTGAATATCTCCGATAAGGTCTGTTTAACAATTCCGCCGTTTCTATAATTAGGTTGTATGTAAACTTGCTCAATGAAGTAGTCAAGATCCATTGGCAATTTATGTCCGGAATAAATTATGATAAATCCTATTTCTTTCTTACCGTCTCTTATAGGAATCCAATCGCATATACGCCGATACTCCAAACAGAGAGTAATCATATCCTCTTTCGTGAAGCCTGCATCATATTTATTAAGTTCTCTACAATAGTCTTCAAACATCGTAAATGCACTCATACGCTTTTTCCTATTTTGCCGTAAGGCAAACGACGATATTGGATTTTTCATGAAAGGAGGAAGACTCACGGGAATCATCATCTTACTATGGACGAAATCAGATGACTTTGCAGTAGTACGAATCCACCAACCTTAGGCACCACTACTATCCCTTCTCGCCTAAAGGTCCAAATCCAAAAAATTGCAAAAATTTTCTGAGGGGCTACCCAAGTATGCAAGCGATCGTGTTCCCGCATGGGGGGGGAGGTAGGACCGGGCTTTGCTCTGCGCCCCATACCCTAGAAGGGGGTTCAAAAAATCCCCTCTGTTTCATAGGCTATCCTCAAAAGTCCGAGAGGTTAACCTACTTTCTAGCCGTAGCTCTTAAGCCGTTGCGAAATGTGAAGCGTTAAACCTTAGCGTTAAATATAAATTTAATGCTATCTTACAAGGCAACCAAAAAGACCGCAAAGCC